GAGGCCGTCGCGACCTTCCCCATTCTCCCAGACCAGCTGCTGGACCGAGTAGATCCAGCCCTGTCCGATCTTCTGCATCTCGATGTGGTAGGTGGTCTCGATCATCGTCTTCTCCTCTCTGTCTGCGCCAGGGTGCTCTCCTGTGCGCGTCCCTGTATTCGCGCTGCACATGGTAGGCTGCAAGCGAATGCAGCGGTTAAGTTGTTGCTTTCTTTCGGAGGTCCTGATCACATCATGATCGGAGGTCTATCGTCTGCACGGGTGCCATCGCAGCGCGAGGTGGCACGCCGGCTAGGGATCTCGCACACGACGCTGCAGAAGGCGCAACGCTCGGGACGCATCGCGCCCGAGCCGGACGGCACCTGGGACATCGAGAAGCTGCGCGAGCAACTCGCCCGCACGGCAGACCCGGCGCGCAAGACCGCCGCGATCGCAATCAAGCCATCGCCTGCAGCGCGCCGGACAGCGCCTCCGGCGACGAAGCCCACGCCGATCGGTGCGTCCGTGTCTCCGCCTCCGTCTCCGTCTCCGTCCGCACCTTCGTTCGATCCGCCACCGAGCGGGGCGAGCTACCACAACGCGCGCACGGCCAACGAGGTTCTGAAGGCGCAGGAGCGCAAGCTCCGCCTCGAGGAGCGCAAAGGCAAGCTGGTCGACAAGGCGCGCGCGCTGCTGCTGGTGCATCGGCTGGCGAAGGAGGAGCGTGACGCGATCCTGGGCTGGCCCGCACGGGTCGCGGCCGAGATGGCGGCCGAGCTCGGCGTCGATGCGCACCGTTTGCAGACGATGCTTGAAACGCGGCTGCGTGCGCTGCTTGCCGAGCGCAACGACGTGCGGATCGCGGTGACATGACCAGCCTGGAGACGATCCTTGCGGAGGTCGGCCGGTTCGATGGCGACCTCGAGATCGTCCAGGCCTGGCGCGACGGCCTAACTCCTGAGCCAGCGCTGCTGGTCTCGGAATGGGCAGACAAGCATCGCGTGCTCGGCTCGCGGGACTCCGCCGAGCCGGGTCCCTATCGCACCGCCCGCACGCCCTACCTGCGCGAGATCATGGACGCGCTGTCGCCGTCGCACCCGGCGCGCCGCGTGGTGTTCATGAAAGGCGCGCAGGTCGGTGCGACCACCGTGGGGACGAACTGGATCGGCTACGTCATCCACCACGCACCCGGCCCAATGCTCGCGGTGCAGCCGACGACGGAGCTCGCCAAGCGCTTTTCCGACCAGCGCATCGATCCGCTGATCGAAGAGACGCCCGCGATCCGAGAGCGGGTGGCACCGGCACGGTCGCGGGACTCCGGCAATCGCCAGCTTTCGAAGGAGTTCCCCGGCGGGCAGCTGGTGATGACCGGCGCGAACAGCGCCGTGGGCCTGCGGTCGATGAGTGCCCGCTTCCTGTTCCTCGACGAGATCGACGCCTATCCCGGCGACGTCGAGGGCGAGGGCGATCCGATCGCGCTCGCCGAGGCGCGCGCACGCACCTTCGGCTGGCGCCGCAAGACCTTTCTGGTCTCGACGCCGACCATCGCTGGGCTGTCGCGCATCGAGCGCGAATATCTCGCGTCCGATCAGCGTCGGTTCTTCGTGCCGTGTCCGCGCTGCAACGCGATGCAGTGGTTGCGCTTCGAGCGGCTGGTCTGGCAGAAGGGCGAACCAGGAAGCGCGCGGTATCTGTGCGAGGCGTGCGAGCATGCGATCGGCGAGCAGCACAAGACCGCGATGCTGGCCGCGGGGGAATGGCGCGCCACGGCTGTATCGGACGATCCGCACACGATCGGCTTCCACATCTCGGCGCTGTACTCCCCGGTCGGCTGGCTTTCTTGGAGCGAGATCGCCCGGTCCTGGGAGGCGGCGCAGGGCGACGATCGCGCGATCAAGACGTTCAAGAACACCGTGCTCGGCGAGACCTGGCAGGAGAGCGGCGAAGCGCCGGACTGGCAGCGGCTCTACGAGCGGCGCGAGGACTGGCCGATCGGCACGGTGCCCGCTGGCGGTCTGTTCCTCACCGCCGGCGCAGACGTGCAGCGCGACCGTATCGAGGTCTCGATCTGGGCCTGGGGCCGTGGCCTCGAGAGCTGGTTCGTCGACCACGTGGTGATCGATGGCGGGCCCGAGCGTGCCGAGACATGGGCCAGGCTGACGACGCTTCTGAGCCGCACCTGGCCGCACGTCAGCGGGGCGCGCCTCGGGCTGGCGAAGCTCGCCATCGACACCGGCTACGAGGCGCCCGCAGTCTACGCCTGGGCGCGCCGCGCCGGACATGCCCAGGTCGTGCCGGTGAAGGGCGTGGACGGCTTCAACCGTGCCGCGCCGATCGTCGGGCCAAGCTACGTCGATGTGACCGAGGGTGGCCGCAAGCTGCGACGCGGCGCTCGTCTTTGGACCATCGCCGTCGCCACCTTCAAGAGCGAGACCTACCGTTTCTTGCGGCTCAGCCGACCGACGGATGAGGTTCTCGCCGCTGGTGGCACCTATCCACCTGGATACGTCCATCTGCCGCGCGGCATGGAAGCGGAATGGGTGAAGCAGCTCGTCGCCGAGCAGCTGGTGAGCGTGCGCACGAAGCGTGGCTTCGCCCGGCTCGAGTGGCAGAAGCTGTGGCAGCGCAACGAGGTCCTCGACTGCCGCGTCTATGCCCGCGCGGCAGCTTGGATCGCCGGGGCCGATCGCTGGACCGAAACGACCTGGCGCAATCTCGAGGCGCAAACCAAACTTCCGTCCAGCCAGCATGAGGAGCCCCCGGCCGCGCCCGAACATCGCGATGACGTTCCTGCGCCAGCGTCCGAGCAATCGAATGTTGCCGATCCCGAGCCACCCTCTGCTGGTGTGCTTCGTCGCCGAACCCTGCGTGGTCGTCGCGTCTTCACTCCATCCTATCTGCGCTGAGGTGATGCCGTGAACATCCAGCAGATGACCGCGCGCCGCGATGCGCTGCTTGAGGCGCGCTGGCGCGGAGTGCGAGTTGTCGATATCGACGGCCGTCGTATCACCTACGCCTCCGACGCCGAAATGGCCGCAGCAATCGCGGATCTCGAACGTCGCATCGCAGATGCGTCCGCTGGCGTTAGGCGTCGCATCGTCCGCACCACCGCCAGCAAGGGACTCTAGGATCTGATGCTATCCAAGCTCTCGCGCTGGCGTCGACGCGTCGGTGCTCTTATCGGCGGTTTCGAGGCCGGACAAACCGGCCGTCGGCTGCGCCATTTCCAGCCGACCCGTGCCCACCTCAACGCGCTCATCGCTGCTGCAGGAGCGGACATCACCGCGCGCGCCCGCTGGCTGGTGCGCAACAACGGCTACGCGCTGAACGCCATCGAGTCCTGGGCCGGCAACGTCGTCGGCAACGGCATCACGCCGTCCTCCAGGATCGCCGATAGCGGGATCAAAGCCCAGGTGCAGCGGCTCTGGCTCGACTGGACCGACGAGAGCGACGCCGAAGGCTTCACCGACTTCTACGGCCAGCAACGCCGGGTCGCGCGCGAGGTGTTCATCGCTGGCGAGGTGTTCCTGCGTTTCCGCCCCCGCCGCCCCGAAGACGGGCTCGTCGTGCCGCTGCAACTGCAGATGCTGCCGTCGGAAATGCTGCCGCTCAACCGCAACGAAATCGCCCCCAACGGCAACGTCATCCGCCAGGGCATCGAGTTCGACCGCATCGGCCGCCGCGTCGCCTATCACTTCCTTCGTCGCCATCCAGGCGACACCACCGATCCGGGTCTCGCAGGCGAGACCGTGCGCGTGCCAGCCTCGGAGGTGATCCACGTGATCGATCCGGTCGAGGCTGGACAACTGCGCGGTGTTTCACGCTTCGCGCCAGGCATCGTCAAGCTCTTCCTGCTGGACCAGTACGACGACGCCGAGCTTGACAGGAAGAAGGTCGCGGCGATGCACGCCTTGTTCATCACCACCCCCGCGCCAGCCGAGCCGTTCGACGTCGCCGAGAGTGATGATGCTGCTGGCGAGCGGCAGATGAATCTCCAGCCGGGCCAGATCATCATGCTTGAGCCGGGCGAGGAGATCCAGACATCCGCACCAGCCGACGTCGGCCAAACCTACGAGCCGTTCCAGTACCGCACGCTGCTGCAGGTCTCGGCGGCGCTCGGCATCCCCTACGCCTACCTTTCCAACGACATGGTGCGCGCCAACTACTCGAACTCGCGGCTCGCGCTCCTCGAGTTCCGTCGTCGCGTCGAGGCCTATCAGCACGCAGTGATGGTCTGGCAGCTCTGCCGACAGGTCTGGATGCGCTGGATGGACACGGCGGTGATGGCGGGCGTGCTCGATCTGCCCGACTACGAAGAGCGCCGCCGTGAATGGCTTGCGTGCACCTGGCTGCCGCCGCGCTGGGATTGGGTCGATCCGCTGAAGGACGCGCGCGCCGAGATCGAACAGATCATTGCCGGTCTGAAAAGCCGCACGCAGGCGCTTGCCGAGCGCGGCTACGACGCCGAACAGGTGGACGCCGAGATCGCCGCCGATCGCGCGCGCGAGCGAAGGCTTGGATTGGTATTCGCGTCCACGCCAGGTGCCCAGAACATGGATGCCGACAACGACGCCAACGAGCCGCAGCCTGCGGCCCCAACCCCTGGTGACGAGGCCCCATGACATCCTTGCAGACGATGCTCATCCGGTTCGCCAGCCGACCGCTGGCGATCGCGCCGCGCGCGCTCGAAGCAATGCTTGCGGCTGGTCACGTTGACACTGCAGCGCAGACCAGTAAGCCCAAGCGCTCGCGCGGCTATGCCGTCACGGATGCTGGCATCGCGGTGGTGCCGGTGCTGGGTCCGCTGGTCGCGCGCGGCGACTGGCTGACCGAACTGTTCGGCGCATCAGTCTACGGCGAGGTCGGCGACACCATCGAGAGCGCGCTGGCCGATCCGTCGGTGCGTGGCGTGGTGATGGAGATCGACTCACCGGGCGGCGAGGTCGCCGGCATGTTCGATCTCGTCGACCGGCTGGCTTCGCTGCGTCGCGCCGCAGGCAAGCCGATGTGGGCGGTCGCCAGCGACAGCGCGACCTCGGCGGCCTACGCCATCGCCAGCGCAGCAGAGCGCATCTACGTCACCCGGACCGGCGAGGTCGGCTCGATCGGCATCGTTGCCGCGCATCTCGACCAAAGCGGCGCCGACGCGAAGGCCGGGTTGTCCTGGACCTTCATTCATGCGGGCGCGCATAAGCTTGACGGCAATCCGCACCAGCCGTTGTCCAGCTCAGCGCGCGCGGCGATCCAGGCGGACGTCGATGCGCTCTACAACGAGTTGGTCGACCTGGTCGCGCGCAACCGCAAGCTTTCGCCTGACGTCGTGCGCGCCACCGAGGCGGCGATCTATCGCGGCCGCGCGGGCGTCTCGATCGGTCTCGCCGATCGCAACGGCACCCTCGAGACTGCGCTCTCCGACATGACTGCCACCTTTGCGTCGCCGCCGCGACGGCGCAGTTCCGCCACCCAAACCAATGGTAGGAGAATGAAGATGACCTATCCGGTCGAGCCTGACAACGTTCCGGAGACGGATGTTGAACAGAAGGAGCCGTCGCAGGAGGCTCCCGCGACTGCACCGCCCGAGCCTGCGCCGGAAGCGCCAAACGAAGCGGCGCGCGCCGCCGCCGCGGAGATCGCGGAGGTGGCCGCACAGGCCAACCGTCTCGGCATTGCGGTCGATGCAGCCGACGCCATCCGGCGCGGCATCACCGCCTCCGCGCTGCGCCGCTCCGTGCTCGACAGCCTTGCCGCGCGTGCCGAGGCGAGCGCGGTGATCGCCGCCAAGCCCAATCCGGCATCCGACAATCCGTCGGAGAGCCCGATCGTCCGGCGTGCGCGCGAGCGCGCGGCGGCCGTTGCGCAGCACTGACAAGGAGCCACTGCTATGCCTGTTCTGACCAAGGATCCCACGCTCGGCGATCTGCTGAAGTACGAGCTCAACGGGAACTACAACCGCGAGGTCGTGACGCTGAAGAGCGGCACGAACTACCAGCTCGGGTCCGTGCTCGGAAGGATCACGTCCTCCGGCATCTACCGGCTCTCGCCAGACACTCAGGTCCCGGCCGACGCGGGCGCGGAAACCGCGGTTGCCGTGCTGCTCGAGGCGGTCGACGCCACCGGCGGCAACGCCAAAGGTGTGGTGGTCAGGCGTGGCCCGGCGATCGTCAGCAAGGATGCGCTGGTGTTCGATACGACGGTCAACAACCAGACTAAGATCGCCGCCAAGCACAGCCAGCTCATCGACGTCGGCATCGTCCCACGCGATACCGCCTGAGCACGTTCACCCATCCACATCAAGCGCGGCGCCGTCGGTCGGCGCCGTACTCGTTCCTACCTGAAGGAGGTCCGACCGATGGTCGCAATCATCAACCCGTTTGACGCCGGCGGCTACTCGCTCGCCGAAATGACAACGGCCATCAACATCCTGCCCAACGTCTACACTCGCCTTGGGCAGATTGGCCTGTTCCGTTTCGAAGGCATCACCCAGCGCTCGGTGATCATCGAGCAGGCGGAAGGTGTGCTGAACCTGCTCCCTTCCGTGCAGCTTGGCGGCCCTGCCACGGTCGCCAATCGCGACACGCGGTCCATGCGCTCGTTTGTCGTGCCGTGGATTCCGCATGACGACGTCATCACGCCGCAGGACATCCAGGGCGTGCGCGGCTTCGGTGTCGCCGACGCAGCCGATCCGCTTGCGACGGTAATGGAGCGCAAGCTGACTCGCATGCGCGTCAAGCACGCGCAGACGCGCGAGTACATGGAGATCAACGCGCTGCGCGGCACCGTCAAGGACGGCGCCGGGACCACGCTCTACAACTACTTCACCGAGTTCGGTCTCACGCAGATCAGCGTGGATTTCGTCCTCGGCACCAACACGACCAACGTGCAGGCGAAGGTTCGCGAGGTGCTGCGCAAGATCGAGGAGGAGTTGAAGGGCGAAAGCATGACCAGCATTCACGCGCTGGTCAGCCCGGAGTTCTTCGACAAGCTCATCAGCCACCCCAAGGTCGAGGAGGCCTACAAGTACTATGCCTCCACGGGAGCCCAGCCGCTGCGTGACGACACGCGTCAGCGCTTTCCGTTCGCCGGCGTGATGTTCGAGGAGTACAACGCGACCGTGACGCTCTCCACCGGCACGACCGAGAAGCTGATTCCCGCGAACGAGGGCATCGCCTTCCCGCTCGGCACGATCGACACCTTCGTCACTTACGGCGCGCCGGCCAACCTGATCGAGACGGTCAACACAGTCGGGCTGCCCATCTACGCGCGTCAACTCCCGCGTCCGGATGGCTCCGTGATCGAGGTGAAGACCGAAGCGTCGATCCTGCCAGTCAACAAGCGGCCTCGGCTCGCGGTGCGGCTCTTCTCTTCGAACTGAGATGAGCCTCTTCGCTGCGGCTCTCGGCGACATCCTCGCCGATCCGCACATCGGGACGGACGCAACATGGCGCGCGGGTGGTGTTGGACCACCCGTCGCCGTGCGTGTGGTCCGCTCGTCACCAGATCAGGTCGCAGGCGTCTTCGACACTGCGGTGATCCAAGCGACCGACGTGCTCACCGTTGCGGTTGAAGACGTTCCAAGCCTCGCAGCCGACGACACTTTCGATATCGGGACCGACACGCTCGTCGTCCAGCACGCCGAGCGCGATACGATCGGCATGGCGTGGCGGGCGTTCTGCCGGAGGCAGTGATGAGCAGAAACGATCCACGGAACAGCCGCGGCTATCGCAACCGCAACCCTGGCAACATCGAGCACAACCCAGCCAACAAATGGCTGGGGCTCGACAACCCGCCATCGGACGGACGGTTCTGCCGCTTCGTCAGTCATGAGTACGGTATCCGCGCACTGGCCATCCTGCTGCAGTCCTACCAGGACCGCCACGGGCTGCGCACGCTGCGCGAGATCATCGGTCGCTACGCCCCGCCCAACGAAAACAAAACCGAGGCCTACATCAACACGGTTGCGCGACGAATGGGCATTGCTCGTGACGTCACGATCGACGTGCATGATCCCGAGACCATGCGCGGTCTGGTGGAAGGGATCATCACGGTCGAGCTTGGCGGCCAGCCCTACGACGACGCTACCCTCACCGAGGGGCTGCGCATGGCCGGGCTGGTGCAGCCAGGCCTTACGCACAGCGGCACGGCGAAAGCGGCAGCCGGGACCGCAGCGGCAGCGGTCGGCACCACGGCCTTGATGGAAGCCGTGACGGAGATCGCACCGCACGTCGAGGGGATCGCCGCCGTTCTGCGCGCACTCGGACCCTGGACCGTGGCGTGCGCCGTGCTCGTGGTTGCCGCCTGGTTCATCTGGCAGCGCTGGCGTCGCCAGCATCGCATCGCGCCATGATCGGCGCGCTGTTCGGCCGGTTCTGGCGTGAGCTTTCTGCTCTTGCAGCTGCTTTTGCGGCCATAGGCACCATCTATCTCAAGGGACGGCGTGATGCTGCGCGCGATGCCGAGCGCTTTGCGCTGAAGCAGCGTGCCGCTGCACAGGAGAAGGCTGATGCGGAAGCTGCCAAGTATCGCGCTGCTGGTGCTGCTCACAAGCTGCACGACGGTCAGTTCTGACGGTCCGTTTTGCCCGGCGCTTGTGCCCTATCCGCCTGAGTTCCAGCGCCGCGCCGCCGCCGAGCTCGTTGCCTTACCGCCCGGCTCCGCGCTCGCGCGCATGATCGAGGACTACGGCGAGCTGCGTGCACGCATCCGAGGTGCATGCGGCTCATGAACGACAACAACATCGCTCTGCTCACTCGGCTGGTCGAGAGCAGCCCGGCGGTCGTGTTGATCTGCTTTTTCTTCATCGGTCTGTTGCTGCGCTGGCATCATCGAATGGAAGAGCGGCTGCAGGAGAAGGACGATCAGATTATCGCATTGCAGCGCGATACGCTGCAGGCGCTCTACAAAGTTCAGGACGCTGTGCGCGATCTTGCGAACGCGCTACGCAACGCCCGCTGATGAAGATCGCTGCATTCATCGTCAAAGACCTGAGCAAAATCCTGCAAGAGGAGGTGCGCGCAGGCGAGCGTGCCGTCACGCGCGCGGTGCGGGCCGAGACCGAGCGGCTCAAGACCGAGCTGCGCCAGCAGGTGACGACAGCGTTCGGAGAGCGCAGCCGCGGCATCGCCAACGCCTGGCGCTCGCGCGTCTTCCCGCAAACAGGCGAGAGCCTGGGCGCGGCCGGGATCGTCTGGACCAAGGTGCCGAACATCATCGACGCGTTCGAACGCGGCGCTGTCATCCGCGCTCGTAGCGGTCGGTTCCTCGCGATCCCGACTGGTTTCAACAGGCAAGGCGGCCGGCGTGGCGCCAAGCCGCGTGTCACTCCTCAGCAGATGGTCGCCAGCCGAAAGGCGTTCCTGCGTCCGTTCCGCTCCGGCCGAGGCTTCGTCTGGTGTCTTCCGGTGCGGCAGGGCGAGCGCGTCGGTCGTCGCCGCGCGCCTCTGATCGCCGGTGGGCTGGTCACTGTTGCCACGGGCCGCCGAAAGGCTGCGGCCGCTTGGCAGCAGTCCCTGCTTGCGCAGGGCTTCGTGCCGATGTTTCTGTTGCTGCCCGAGGTGCGGCTGGGTAAGCGGCTGGATGCACAGCGCGCCGGCAATCAAGCGCTCGCACGCCTGCCAGCCGAGATCGTGCGGCAATGGGAGACGATGGCTCAATGACGGAGAAGTACTCGCCCAGGTTGTCATTGATGGTGCTGCTGCTCGGCGTCTTGCTAAGCTGGCTGGTTGCCTTGCTCGCGCTTGGCATCATCTATCTGCTCGGGCGCTGGATCGCGGAGATGCTCGGATGGCTGTGAGCACCCGCGAAGCGGCGATCGCCGCGCTGCATACCGCTCTCTCGACCGCTCTCGCCTCGCGCTCACCTGCGCCGCAAGTGCTGCGCAACGAAACTGTTCCACAGCGCATCACGGCCGGTGGCCTGGTCGTGGTCCAGGACGGCGAAACGGTCGAGGAAACCGCCGTCCTCTCGCCGCTGCGCTGGCAGGTGCGGCATGTCGCCGTGGTGGTGGTCGCGGCGCCCGGCGCGACGCCGGACGATCGAACGCAGCTGCTGGATGAGCTGCTGGTGGACATCGCTGACGCGATCGTCGCCGACCGCACGCTCGGCGGTGAGGTCGAATGGGCGCAGCCCGAAAGCCCATCTTTCGACGACCTCGACTTCGACGGCGCCGCTTCCACGCGTGCCGCGTCCGTGCCGGTCTCGCTCTGGTTCACCACCAGCGAGACCCCTCTCTCCTGATCCTCGGAGGTCCACATGGCCCGTGCTATCGGTGCGAACAGCAAGATCCACATGGCGGTCGAGACTGTCTACGGCACGCCGCCAGGCGGCAACTGGCGGCTGATGCCAATCATCAATTTCGATCTCGGTGCCGAGCAGCCATTCATCGACGCCGACGTGATCGGTCTCGCGACCAACCGCGACGTCGCACCGCCTTTCCGCGGCATCGTCACCGTCCAGGGACAGGCGGAAGTGCCGGTCGATCTCGAGTTCATCGGTGACTGGTTGCGGCTGCTGCTTGGGCCGCCGACTACCACCGGCACCGCGCCCGACTTCCAGCACGTCTTCGTCTCTGGCGCCTCTTCGCTGCCGTCGAACAGCATCGAGCAAGCCATGCCGGATGTGCCCAACTATGCCGTCTCATCTGGCGTGCGCGCCGATACCTGGCAGATCGACTTCTCACCTTCCGGCGCTGCCACCGCCACATTCGGTCTGATCGCGCAGGGTGCGACGCGCTCGAACACGTCCTCCGCAGGCACGCCGACCACGCGCGACTACACCGCCTTCAACAAGGCGCAGGGCATCATCCGTCGCAACAACAACGCGCTCGCACAGATCACCGGCGGCCAGTTGAACTTCTCGAACGGCATCGAGATCGTCCAAACGATCCGCGACGATTCCAAGATCGAGGGTGCCGATCCTGGGCTCTCGCGTGCCACCGGGCAGGTGACAAGCCGTTTCGCTGACACCACGCTGCTGAATGACGCGATCAACAACACCGCGATCGCTCTCGAGTTCGAGTATCGCATCAGCACCACCCGTCGTCTCACCATCACGCTGCACAAGACCTATCTGGCTCTTGCCAAGACGCCGATCCAGGGACCGCAAGGCATCGAAGCCAGCTTCGATTTCCGTTGTGCTTTCGACTCTGGCGTCGGCCGCATGATGACCGTCACGCTTCGCAACGCCGTTGCGAGCTACGCCTGATGTTCCGGCTCACGCAGAAGGAGCGGTGGGTCGACTTGCCGCATGGCGTGCGGCTGCTGGTCGCACCGATCACCACAGTCGTCGTCGCAGCAGCGCAGGCAGCGGCTCGGAAACGAGCGTTCGAACTGCTCGGCAAGGAGGATTTGCCGGAGCAGGAAAACCTGCGTCGCGGCGTGGCGCTCATGCTCACCATCCAGGCGCTCGGGCGCGAATGCATCCGCGCCTGGGAGAACGTGGTGGACGAAGATGGCGCAACGGTCCCCATCACGCCGGAGGCGATCGAGGTCCTCCTGAGTCATGAGGAGATGGCGTTCGCCTTCTTCGATGCCGTCATGACTCCGCTGCGGGTGGTTGAAGCGGAGGGAAACGCCTCAGGGCCCGCGCCACATGGCACTGCGGCGGCGGGCCAGAATACTGCCGAGGCTGCGCCAATCTCGGACACGAGTGCGGCTTGAGCTGTCCCTACGTCGAGCACGCTCCGGAAACGGTTGATGGCATGGCGTGCTGGCGTGCGGCGCTCGCATGCCTGACGGCGGACATGGCAGGCGTGCGGATCGACATGGCTGCCGCGCTGGCAATGGCGCAGGCGCTCGGATCCGCCCCAGAGGTGACAGGCGAGCTGCTGGCCGCGATCGCGGATGGAATGGCGGAAGCGCAGGTGAAACGAGCGAAGGAGCGGCGCGATGGTAGCTGAAGCAGTGCGTCGCTTCCTGCTGCGGCTGTCGGTTGAAGGCGCGCAGCAAGCGAAGACCGAGCTCAACCAGCTCGGCGAACAGGGAGATCGCGCGTTTCAGCGCATCGTCTCCGGGGCGCAGGGCGCCAGCCGCGCGTTGTCCCTGCTCAGCCCCGTGCTGTCGGCGCTCTCGGTTGGCGCGCTCGCCAACTTCGCGAAGCGGGCCGTCGATGCAGTGGGCGGGCTCGGGGAGCTTGCTGACAGCGTCGGCGTCTCGACCGACGCGCTGCAGGCGTTCCGGTTCGCCGCCACCGAGGTCGGGCTTCGCAGTGAGGATCTCGAACGTGGCCTCGCCATTCTGACTCGCCGCATCGGCGAGGCGGCGGTTGATGGCGGCGAGGCAGAAAAAGCGTTTCGCAATATCGGCGTCGCCTTCCTCGATGCGTCCGGCAACGCGCGCGCGACCGAGGGCGTGCTGGCGGACATCGCCGACCGCATTGCGGCGATTGAGAGTCCAGCCGAGCGCGCACGCATCGCCACCGAAATTTTCGGTGACCGGATTGGCCAGCGGCTGATCCCATTCCTGGCGCAGGGACGGCAAAAGCTTGAGGAGCTGATCGCCGAGGCGCTGCGCTATGGCGTGATCGTTGACGCTGAACTGATCGTCAAGGCAGATCAGGCGTCTGACAAGCTTGCAAAGCTTGGTGAAGCTTTTGGCCGCTTGGCAACGCGGATCGCGGCCGAGGCGGCGCCAGCGCTGAGCACGTTCGCGACCGTGCTCGAAGGCGTGCTCTTCGGCAGGCCGGTGTCGGAACAGATCAGAGATCTAGAACGCGAAAGAGAGCGTATCTCTGGTCTCATCGACCGTGCTGTCGATGGCGTTGTTACCACGACCACACGCCGCGGCCGCACGGTGCGGACGCCCGTCCAAGAACTCATTCGCGCGCGTCAGGAAATCGAACAAGAGCTTGCGCGGCTACGTCCGCTCAATCAGCAATACCAAGAGCGAGCGCGTGAAATCCTCGAAGGACGAACCCGCACGGGCGCGAACGAGGCCGAGCTTCGCCGTCAGCGCGCGGCCGAGGATATTGCGAGGCTGCGCGAGACGTTCGATGCACGGGTGCGGATCGAGCGCGAGTACCAAGAGCGGCTGGATCGCATTCGTCGGGCTGCCGAGACGGGCGCGATCGATCCTGGACAGCGACAGGAACTCGAAACGCAGGCGCTGCGCGCACGTGATGAGGCGCTTCAAAGGCTAACGCGAACCACCAATACGGCAACCAGCGCCGAGGAGCGGCGCATCGACGCGCTTCGCCGGCAACTCGAGATCGCGCAGCTCGTGGACGAACGCGAGCGGTTCGTCGCCGAGCGGGTCGCGGGCCTCACTGGCGCCCAGCGTGTGGAGGCTGAACGGCTCGCCAACGCGCTGTTTGAGTTACAGCAGGCACGGCGAGAGGAGAACCAGGCGCTCAGCGAGGTCGCGCGTCTTTACGAGGAGACGCGCACGCCGATCGAGCGCTACATCGAGGCGCTGGAACGGCTCGGCCAGCTGCGTCCCGTGCTCGAATTGCGGTTCGGCGCCGAGCAGGCCAACGAGATCATCAGCCGACGCGCGGAAGCGCTGGTCAACGAACTGAACCGGGCGGAACGACAGGTCACGCAGGTCGACGATGTCGCGCGCCAGCTGGGCCTCACCTTCGAGAGCGCGTTCGAGAATGCAATCACGCGCGGCCAGAGCTTCTCGAGAGTGCTGAAAGGCATCGAGCAGGATCTGTTGAAGCTCGGCACACGCAAGCTGATTACTGAGCCGCTGCTGGCGCTGTTCAACTCGGCGCTGAAAGGCGTCTTCGGCGAAAGCGGGATCAGCGGCATCTTTTCCGGCATCGGCTCGTTCATCGCCGGGCTGTTCCACGACGGCGGCGTGGTCGGCGCGAGCGCCGTGCCGCAGCGTCGCGTGCCAGCGCTCGCATTCGCCAATGCGCCAAGACTGCACAACGGCTGGTTCCGACCGGACGAGTACCCTGCTATCCTGCAGCGCGGCGAGATCGTCGTGCCCAAGCGCGAAGCGCGCCGTGGCTTCGGCTCCATGAATGTAACCATCAACATCACCACCCCTGACGCAGACAGCTTCCGCGCCTCGCAAAGCCAGATCGCGGCCTCCATGGCGCGCACGCTGCAGCGCGCGCAGCGGAGCCTCTGATGGCGTTCCACGACGTTCGCTTCCCGGACAAGATCGCGCTCGGGGCGACCGGCGGGCCGCTGTGGTCCACGAACGTGGTCACGACCGCCGGCGGCCACGAGCGGCGCAACCAGAACTGGTCAGCCTCGCGCGGCCGCTGGAACGTCGGATCCGGGCTCAAGACGCGCGACGACCTGGCCGAACTGATCGCGTTCTTCCGCGCCCGTCGCGGCCGCGGCTTCGCGTTCCGCTTCAAGGATTGGTCCGACTTTCAGATGCCGCGCCAGCAGATCGGCACGACGGACGGCACGACGGCGACCTTTCAGATCATCCGCACCTACATCTCCGGCCCCGCATCGCAGGTGCGCACGATCCAATTGCCGGTGACTGGCACGGTGAAGTGCTGGGTCAACAACGTGGAGCGAACGCTTGGCGGCGGTTCGAACCAGTTCCAGGTGAACACGACGACGGGCGTCATCACCCTCGGCGTCAGCCTGCGGTCGCCCGCTGGACAGGCTGTTGAGGCGTCCTGCGAATTCGACGTGCCCGTGCGTTTCGATGTTGATGAACTCGGGCTGACCCTGGAGAACTTCTTTCAGGGCCAGTGGACCGACATCCCGGTGGTCGAGGTGCGGCTGTGAAATCGGCATCCGGCGCGTTGGCAACCCATCTCGGCGAGCGGCTCACCACGCTGGCGACCTGCTGGCGTGTCGAGCGCCGCGATGGTCTGGTGTTCGGCTTCACCGATCATGACCGGGATCTGGTGATCAGCGGCGTCACCTATCGCGCGCAGACCGGCTATCGGCGGGCCGCGATCGCGTCGCGCGCCGATCTCTCGGTGGACGACACCGAGATCGAAGGCATCCTGGATGCGGCGGAGATCGATGCTCCGTCGCTGCGCGCTGGCATCTGGGACGGCGCCGAGGTGCGCATCTTCCTGGTCAATTGGGCCGACCTGTCGCAGGGAACGCTCCGGCTGCGGCGCGGGCGGCTTGGCGAGGTTGTGGCGCGCGACGACGGCACCTTCCGCGCCGAGCTTCGCGGCCTCGCGCAGGCGCTGAACGTGACGGTCGGCGAACTCTACACGCCCGAGTGCCGCGCCGACTTGGGTGACGCGCGATGCAAGGTGCCGATCCGGCCGTCGCTGCGGGCAAACAGCACCGCCTACACGCTCGGGACGTTCGTGCGGGTCGAGACCGACCCGCTGGCGACGGGCACCTGGCGCGAAGAGCAGCGCATCTATGAATGCACAACCGCTGGCACCAGCGCCGCCACCCCTCCGACGTTCAACACCACGGTCAACGCCACCACGACGGATGGCACGGTGACCTGGACCGCGCGCATGGCGTGGACGCTGCCGGCGACGGTCGCCTCCGCGCCTGATCTGCAGACGGTCGTGATCCAGAACATCGGCGAGGCACCGACCCGTGCGAGCGGGTGGTTCGAGGCGGGCGTGGTGGTGTTCGAGACCGGGCTGAACGCCGGGGTGGCGCGCGACGTGCTCGGCTGGGTGCAGGCCAGCCGCACCTTGACCCTCTTCCTGCCGCTGCCATTCCCGGCTGTCGCCGGCGACGTGCTGCGAATCCAACCTGGCTGCGACAAGCGCCTTGCCACCTGCCGGGACAAGTTCGCGAACCGGCTCAATTTCCGCGGCGAGCCGTATGTGCCCGGCGACAAGGGCGTGATCGAGACGGGGGTCACGTGACGCTCGACGAAGCCGCGCGGGCCTATCTTGGCGTGCCGTGGCGGCACCTTGGCCGCTCGCGCGAGGGGCTGGACTGCATTGGGCTGGTGCTGCTGGCGGCGCGCGATTGCGGCTTCGACGTGCCGGACCCGCCGCCCTACGAGCGCGAGCCTTCTTCGCATCGTTTGCGTCAGGAACTGACGTCCTTGCTCGATCAGGGATCGGTTGCGGATCCTCGCCCGGGCGACGTGTTGCTCTTCAACGTGGGCGTCTACGGCGGGCACATCGGTATTGCGGGCCTGCATCCCGAGTACCGATGCCTGTCGCTGATCCACGCCTATGCGCCCCGCCGACGCGTGGTGGAGGATCGTCTGACCGGCTCAGAGATCGGGCTGATGACGGGCGTCTTCCGGCTGAGGGACGTCTGAGATGGCCGTCCTCGCGCTCGCGGCTGGCGGAGCGGCGCTGGGGGGCGCCATCGGCAGCGCGCTCGGCGCGGCTTCGCTCGGCGTGTCGGTCGGCTGGGCGCTCGGCGGGCTCGCCGGCAATCTGTTGTTCGGCCCGAAGCCGCCGCCCATCAGCGGGCCGCGCCTCGGCGACCTCTCGGTCCAGACAAGCACCTACGGCGCCGCCATCCCGCTGGTGTTCGGCACGGCGCGCGTCGCCGGGAACATCATCTGGTCGTCGGGCATTCGCGAGCAGACGAACACGCGACGGGTGCGCGCTGGCAAGGGCGGACGACGGCAGACCGTCACGACCTACTCCTACTTCGCCTCCTGGGCATCCGCGCTCTGCGCCGGTCCAATGGCTGCGGTGCTGCGGATCTGGATGGACGACAAGCTGGTCTACGACGCGTCAGGTGCGTCGCTCGAGTTGCAGGTGCCCGGTCTGCGATGGCGATTCTATCCTGGCAACGAAACGCAGCTTCCGGATCCGCTGATCGAGGCGAACGTCGGCGCGGCGAATGCGGTCGCGCATCGCGGTCTCTGCTACCTCGTGTTCGAGGACGTGCCGCTGAATGCCTTCGGCAATCGCATTCCGTCGGTCAGCGTCGAAGTGGTGGCGGCCGGTGGCATCGCTTCGATCGAAACGACAGCGACGCTCCCAGCGTCCGGCGGCTGGTCCGGCGCGCTTTACGCCGCAGACCACGAGCGCGCCACAGTGCTGTTGCTCGGCACCGAACCGAACGACAGCACGCTCCGCTTCTTGGGCTCGGTGAACACGCTGACGATGGATGCGCAGCGTGCGTATGGTCCGAGCCTTGCACAGTTCGCGCACGCGATTGCCTTGCAGGACGGCAAAGCCTACGTGGTGCACGGGCCGCCGGGCGATGTGTGGCTGCGCAAGTACGATCTCGACGCCGGCGTTCGGATCGAGCCGCCATTTGAAGCGACGACTGCAGCATTCACAACCACGCGCACCCGCTTCCGCGTGCCGCTGCGCGGTGATTGCGTGATCGCTCGCGTGCTTGGTCCCTTCGGCTGGCGGCGCTTCTTCCTGACGGTGCCGCAGGGCAGCCCGGCGGCCGTCTACTGCATCGATGCCGACACAATGCAATACGTGTTCGGCTCGTCTGCCACCGGCGATCAGCGCATCATGGAAGCGCCGACAAACGGACTGCTAGCGGCAGGCGAGGAGCGGGAGGGCGAGTCCGACGTCTGGTATGCCGCGCCGGTTTCCGGTGGCGGCATTGAGCTCTGGCGCATCGTGATCACCTACGGCGCAATCGGCGGACAACAGATCGCAGGCGTGAAGGCGTCGCAGGTTGCTACCTATACCAATGCCGAGCTTGGTTTGACCGGTTCGGGAACAATCAAACTTAACGCCTTTGATTACGATCCAGACGACAACACTCTGATCCTCGCTGCGTTGCCCAACTCGCCCGTCGAAACCGCGATTATCAAGCTGCGCGCGGATGGATCGATCGCCTGGCAGCGATACTTCGCAACCTTCTTCTCCGAGTCACGGTCTGGCACCAAGCGCGTCCTCGGTGGCACCTGGGCAATCCAAAGAGAAGGCACGAACGATGTAACGTTGCTCGATACGCGCACGGGCGCGACGCTGCAGACCGTCACGACTTCCGGCATGCCGACCTTTGCCGCGTTCGCCTGGGACTCGTCGATTAAAGCGGCTTTCTACTTCGGCATAGGCGGCGTTTATCGTCGGTTGCTAATGCAGCGCCAGAGCAGCAATACGGTGTCGCTCTCGTCGATCGTATCGACGCTCTGCACGCGCGCGGGGCTCGTCGCCTCAGACATCAACGTCGCAGCGCTCACCGACAGCGTGCGCGGCTTTGTGGTGGCGCGCCCAATGACGGCGCGCCAGGCGCTTGAGCCGCTGGCAACCGCATTCTCCTTCGATGCGGTCGAGCGTGACGACGTGCTGGTGTTCCGCAAGCGGGGCGGCGCCACGGTAGCGACGATCGCGCACAACGATCTGGTGCGGAGCGGCGACAGCCCGGTGATCCAGGAACAGCGCGCGCAGGACGCCGAGCTTCCACGCGCGGTCTCGGTGCGCCACATCGACCCGGCGCGCGCCTACGAGGTCGGCACCCAACGCTGGCAGCGGCCGCTCGCGCCCACCGCCACCATGGCGTCGGTCGGCGAGACCACGCTCGACCTGCCGATCGTGCTCACCGCATCAGAAGCGAAGGCGATCGCGCGTCGGATTGTCACCGCAGCCTGGCGCGAGCGCACGCGCTTCAGCTTCGCCGGCACGACCCAGCATCTTCGTCTTGAGCCGACCGATCCGATCCTGCTCACGCGCGCCGATGGCGCGCAGGCTCGCGCGCGCATTCTTTCGGCGCAGCTTGGCGCCAACTGGACGGTCGAGATCGAAGCGGTCGAGGAGGCGACTGGCGACTACGTGCAGCCCGCACTGGCCGACGGCGGCGCAGGGCATGCGCCGGATACTTTGCCGCTGCCCTACGCGGTGCGCGGCTTCGCGCCCAACCTGCCGCTGATCGTCGACGCCGACGATCTGGCCGGCTCCGGGCTGCGCACCTACCTGCACGGCGGCGCCATCCGCGGCCAGACCTGGCGAAGGGCGGATGCTTTCCGCTCAATCGACGGCACCGTCTGGGAGCCGGTCGGCGCGCTGGTGGACCCGGCGGCCTGGGGCACCGTCGTCTCGCCCGTGCCGGTCCCAGGCTCCTACTGGACCTGGGACGACACCACCGTGCTCACGGTCCAGATGCAGACTGGTGCCGAGCGCATTGAAGGCGCAACCGATCTCGAGGTGCTGAACGGCGCCAACCTCGCGGCGCTGCTGGCTCAGGATGGTCGTGTCGAACTGATCCAGTTCGGCGTCGCTGATCCGCTCGGCTCCGGACGGTTCTTGCTGCGGCGGCTGCTGCGCGGCCGGCGCGGCACCGAGGACGCCGGCGCCTTCACCACCGGGGCCACCTTCCTGCTGCTCGACGCATCCATCCTGCGCAGCGCATCGCCAACCGGCGCGCTCAACACCGTCGAGCGGTTCCGCTTCGTCGGCCTGTTCGGCTCGATCCAGACGGCCAGCGAGGTGCGGCGGCTGACGATCGGGCGCGCGGAGCAGCCCTACGCCCCCGTGCACATCGTCGGCACGCGCAATCCGGGCCAGGACCTCACCGTGACTTGGGTGCGGCGCACACGGATCGGCGGCGAGCTGGTCGATCTGACCGACTCGGTGCCGCTTGCCGAGGAGACTGAAGCCTACGAGGTGGACATCCGCAACACCGGCGACACCGCTACGCTGCGCACCTTCACCGGGCTGACCTCTCCGACCGTCACCTACACCGCCGCGCAGCAGACGACCGACGGGCTGACGCCGGGCGATCCGGTGCGGGTGCATGTGTTTCAGATGAGCGCTCTTGTCGGGCGCGGTCGTAGGGGAGTTGCGGTCGTATGAGCACGCCGAACCTCGCCATCCCGCACGTCGCTGCGGCGCAGGCGCAGAAGGAGGTGACGATCAACGCCGGTTTCGATGCGCTGGACAACGCCACCAATCGCGAGGTGACGATCACCTACGCCGACGCCGACATCACTCTCACGACGGACCAAGCCCGACGCAATGCAGTGATCCGCTGCATCGGCAGCGTCACCGCAAATCGACGTCTCATCCTTCCTGCCGGTCGTCGGCTCTTGTGCGTCGACAACCGGCTGCCAGGCGTGCATTCGATCGAGGTCGGCTACTCTACCGGCGCGCGCGTGTGGGTGCCGCCTCTCGCATCGATCTGGGTGCAGGGCGATGGCACAAACGTCCTGGCGATCGGGGCCGGCATGGAGATCGGCTTCTTCGTCGCGGACCAGCCTGCCAACGACGAGCTCGTGGGAATGTTCGTGGCCTCGCGCCGTTTCGTAATCGCTGCCAATGCGCCGGGCGCGCGCGGCTACGCGGTGACTGCGCCGACTGTCGCATCGTCCTTTGCGATCCAGAGGAACGGAACCGGCCTGGGCAGCGTGCAATTCGGCGCCGGCTCCAATGTGGCCACGTTCTCCTTCGGCAACGATGAAACATTCGTGCCAGGCGACCGACTGATGCTGCGAGCACCTCTCGTGCAGGACGCCACGCTCGCAGACGTCGCGATAACCCTCCGGGCAAGGATCCTCTGACATGGCCTACACGCTAATCGAGGGCTTCGACTACTACGGCTCGCAGAACGACATGTCGGCTTCACCACAATGGGTTACGCTAGCGGGTGGCATCCAGCTGGTGCCTGGTTTCTTCAACCACGGCCGGGCGCTGAGCATTCCGAACGCATCGAGTGCGAACACAGTAATCCGCGAGGCGTCGTCGGCTTCGACGGAGGTCTTTATCGCCTTCGATGTCCTGCTGGAGGCGTTGCCGACCACCAACCCGTCCCTGCTTGTTGGGTGTCTAGAGGACAGCACGTCCCACTCCAACATTGCCGTAACGACGAGCGGCGCCATTCGCATGCGCCGGACGACCACGCAACTCGGGTCGGACAGCACCTTTACCTTCGCGCTCAACAGTCGATATCGCGTCGAGGTGCGTTTCGTCATCGCGGACTCCGGCGGGCTTATCGATGTGCGCGTTGACGGAACGTCTGTCGTATCGGTGACAAACGTCGATACGCGCAACGCTGGCACGTCCGGCGCCATCAACCGCGTCGAGCTGCGAGGAATGATTCAATCTTCCAACGTCGGCGCGACGGTCTTCGACAACCTTACGGTAAACAACACGACCGGCAACGCACCAACATCGTGGCCCGGTCTGCGTCGCATCGAGACCATCTTTCCGAACAGCGACGAGGTGGCGCAGTGGACGCCATCGCAGGGCGGTCTTAACTACGAGCTCGTAAACGACGCGACTCCAGATCTGCTTACCTGGGTCCAGTCGAATACGACCGGGCAGGTGGATCGATATGGACTCGCTAATCTCTCCGGCACGCCGACCGCGATCGACGCGGTGCAACTGGTAACTCGCGCCGGACGTTCCGACAACGGCGCGCGCACCATGCGAGGCTTCATCCGGTCCGGCACCACCACGAGCAACGGGGCGACGTTTACGCCGGTGGCGACTCCGAATGGCCAGTACCACCGCGACATCTGGCACGCCGACCCTAACACTTCGGCGGCCTGGACTGCGGCGGCGGTGAACGCGCTCGAGGCTGGCATCGAGGTGGTTTCGTGACACAGGCACGCGTATTCCAGCTTGGCCTGCAGGTGGTGCACGACCAGCAGCCGGCCAACACCGGTACGGCTCGCGTGTCGCAGGTGGCCGCGCAGGTGGTGCGCGACCGCGTTGACTGGGTGGGCGATTACGCGAGAACCTTTCAGCAGACGCTGCAGGTGGTGCACGACCAGCAACCGGCCAACACTGGCACCGCGCGCGTGTCGCAGGTGGCCGTGCAGGTGGTGCGCTCGGTGGCCGAGGTCGGCGGAGGAGGCGGAGGCGCGCGTCGAGCGGTAATCGTCGTGGCTTCTTAGGATGACGGCTCCGTCGATCTCGATCCTGGCGACCCGCCGGCGTCGACGCTGGTCACGGTCGTCCACGACGGCACCGTCTTCCGCATCGCATGATCCTATGGAGACCACACCAGGATCCTGATACGATCAGCACGCCCGATGGTTCGGGCGTGCATGACGTTTCTCCTCCCTACCTGGGCCGCGCAGCACATCGCTGCGCGGCCTTTTTTCATTCAGGGCTTTCGCAAATCAAAAACAGGCGGCGGATGCTTGGCGTGCCAGTCAGCGGCTTTGGCCAGCCAAACCTCCAGAGCAGGTGGGATCGACGCCTGGCCGGCCACCCAGCGCCGCACCTGGGTCTCGCCTACATTCAGGCGACGCGCAAGCTCGCGCTGCGACCAGCCGATGGTCCGCAGCGCGACGGCAAGCTCAGCACCAGTCACTGACACTGGTCGCTCCTGAGATGGTGTAGAAGACCTTCTACTTCCACGTCAGGACCCGGCGCAGGTGCCGCCGAAACGAAGAAGCGGTGCGCGCCGCGAACTGGCCAGTGCCGATAATCTGACGCCAATCATGCCTAGCGTCATCCCAAACCCAGAGCCCGGTGCGATCCGGGCTGGTCCGGTACTCGACTGTGCAGGTCGAGTCGAGCCAGGCGCCAGTCACGACCGCCACGAAGCGGCCTTGCACGTCTTCCTTGACAGCGATCTTGTTGATGATATTGAACATCGGCTTCTCCTGTCTGTCTGGCCGGGTCCCGCGCTCTTTGCACGGGGCCCGGCTTTTTTCGTTCCTCACCAGCCGCGCAGCACGGGCCAGAGCCCGTCCCAGTGTTGCGCCACTGGGCGGCCGTAGGCGCGGTTGGCCGCGCGGTCGGCCGCTGCCTGTGCCTCGGCCCAGACAGCCGCAAGGTCGGTCATGGGCGCGTCAGCGTCGATCTCCATCTGATGCCGATAGGCGCGGTAGGCCGCCCCGTAATCGGCGACACCGTAGCGGTCGAGAACGCGTCGCGCAGCGTTCTCGGCAGCCCACTCGCAGCGCAGACGCTTTGCCAGCGGCTGCGGCTCGCCTTCGGGCCAATCAATCGCGAGTTGCTGCATCTTCGCCTCCATGCATCTCGTAGTCGGCGTCGGTGAACTCGGCGAGCCCCGCCTCGATGGCGTCGAGCGCGCCGGCATCGAAAGCATCTTCGACCTCGCGGTCGGAGAAGCGCCAATGGCGCCGCTGCTCCTCGCGCACGAGCCCCCACCAGATGTCTCTGTGCCAGGGTTTGTCGGGCTCGCACCCACCGGCCCAGGCCTCCCAGTCCAGTTTCTCCTTCGCCCGCTGTTCCAGACGGGCGGCGACCAGCCACCCGTCTTCATAGGCCTCGGCTAGGGCCGGATCGGCCCGGTAGGCCTCAGGGGTCTTGTCGGGATAGTCGCGCATGGCGGCCTCTCCAATCACGCCGCCTGCTCGACGGGCGGCAGCTCATCGAGAACCGCCCTGCTCCGGATCTGTGCCCGGGTCTCGTAGTAGGGAGCGTAACCCCCTGCCTGGAGCCCTGCAGGCGGCACCGTGCTGCGCAGGTAGCGCGGCAGGGTCCGCTTCGCCCCGCGCGGCACATACAGCGCGCGGCGCTGCACCTGCTGAGCGTCGTAGAACACGGCGCTCAGCCGCGACGCGTGCCGCAGGACGAACCCCGCGGCCACGCCGGCCGCCACCGCGTCGGCGGCGGCCTGCACGGCAGCCACGTCCGGGTGGACGTAGCTGCACCCCTCGGGAGGCTCACCCCCGAGGGCGGCCCGGAAAGCGCTGTAGAGCGCCTTCCACTGAGCTTTCTTGGTCTGCTGCTGCATCTTGTCCTCCTGCCTGCCCGGCACCATCGCCAGGCGCGTTCCCACGTATGGCGCATTTTGCGCCACGATGCAACGGCGCAATGCGGCAGGTCCAGCTTACGAATTGTTTCAGCCGACCTGCCGCATCAGGCGTCTACATGCCGGCCGTGCGCAGCTGGTGCAGCCGAGCTTCCGCTTCCTGCGAGCGTCGCTCGATCTCGGCGTCGTGCAGCAGCTCTTCGGCCGCTGCAGTCAGATCCAGACGCCACGCTGGCGTGTTCGTCGCCGGATCGATCACTAGCGTGCAGACATATTCGCCAGCCTGATCGGCAAGATCCTCGGCGACGGCCTCGACCGCGTACTGCTCTGCGACATGCACAGTGGCATCGTATTTCAGCGGCGTGTGCTCTGCACGCCAAACGTTGATCCACAGAGCCTTTTTGTTGGCCATTTTCTTCTCCTTATCCAAACGATTTCGTTTTGGTTTCACTCCGGCAACACGGTGCTCTCGAAACATACGGTTCGCTCGACTCTTTCGGTGCTCTCGCATTCTGAGGCTCGCTTAAGCGGTGCGGTTCTCTCCCGCGGCTCGGCTCGCTCAGTACACACGGTTCGCTCCACATGCACGGCTCGCTCCCAGGTTTCGGTTCTCTCAGAAGGCGCAGCTCGCTCAACATGAACGGTTCTCTCACGTATCACGGCTCGCTCCTTGTTCGCGATTCTCTCAATGGCTGCGGCTCGCTCTTTCTTCCCGGCGCTCTCGCCCGTAGCGGCTCGCTCTCCTGAGACGGTTCTCTCTACACCCCAGGCTCGCTCGTAGGGAACGGTTCTCTCCCGATGCCAGGCTCGCTCTGACTTTCCGGTTCTCTCCGCGACTCCGGACTCGCTCACTGGCGACGGTTCTCTCTGCGAAGTCGGCTCGCTCGGCGCTACTGCATCGGCCAGTTGGGCGGCCCGATGTAGTGCGCGTGCCCTTTGATCGCGATGACATAAGGCTTCGGCGGCGGCTCGCCGAACCTGAGTTCGAACATCACGTGATGAAAATGCGCCAGGAAAAGCTTGGTCGCATAGCGCTGCGCGCGCAGCTCGAGACGCGCGCGAGGCAGCCGCCCCGCTTCGTATTGCTTGCGCGCTTCTGTATCGGCCCCAAAACGCTTTGCCTTCAACGCCTCCGCAGCCTGTTCGGCATATGCGCCAGCCTCGTTGCGTGCAATCTCGAATTCCTTCCGCATTTTGTAGATCGCGCCGTAGAAAGCGTCGGGACGGCCCGATATCTTCGTGAAGCTCTGGCCGATCTTCCATGCGATCAACTTCAACGCAGCATTCCACGGACGTCTCTGGCCGCGCTCCCAGCGGACAGTCGGATCGAGCCCGGCGAACCGCCAGATGTGACCGACGGTCGGAGCCTTTTCGATGTCGATGTGAGCGAGCAATCCTGCCGAGATCACCGGGCCAATGCCCTTCACGCTCATCAGCCAGGCACCCACCGGATGGGATTCGACATAGATGCCCAGCGTCTTGCGGATCTGCTGCTCGATGCGCTCATGACGCTTGGCCAGCCATTCGACCATGGCGTGCGGAGCATTCTCCTGGATGCATGCGCGCAGCTGCGCGTGATCGCGAATGCGATCCTTCTGCATCTGGTAGTAGACCTTGACCAGGAATGCAGCCTCGCGATCTCCGAGCGTCTTGCACGCCTCCTTGAGATCGCGACTGATGATCCATTCAGCATCCGTATCAGTCAGCACGCTGTTCCTCCGTTGCCAGATCGCAAGAGCGATTGATCAGCTCCGCCAGGATTTGGAGCTGCCGCTGACAGCGTTCCGTGCGCGCAAAGATCGTGAAAAGACCTTCGCGATTCACCTCGATCGTCATCCAGGCAAGCTGCTCGATCGCCGGTACCAGCTTCTCCAAATCCTTCGCGGTACGTCCGACGCGAGCCGAGATTTCATCGGCATTATGCACATGCGTCCAGACGACCGGCGTTCGCCGTCTGGGCGACGGCGGATTGCCGTCAGAAGGCTGCTGCATATCACTCATTCCATTTTTCCTTCCATGTTGTTTTCACGCGCAAGGACCGCGACGAACGGTCCGCGGCGCGCGCTTCCGTGCCGCTCATGATCTTGATGCTCGCACGCAGGTGCGCCTCGACCAGCAGCTTCAGAAACATCCAGAGGCTATGCGGCTTGACGTCGGCGGTGGCGGCGGCAATGAACTGTTTAACCACGTGGTCAAGCGCGGTGCGGTCGCCGCCATAATCATTGCGCTCGGTCATGTTGCGCCTCCGTCGCCGCCCCCTGCAGCGCGCGCAGGAAGGCGTTGATGATGAGTTTCGTTTCGTCTTCGCGCGCCTCGCACGGACCATGCAGATCGCCGTGCCGCGTCTCGTAGCACTCGCCCTCGCAGACGCACCACGCGCGCGCCGCCGCGCGAAGCGCCGCTCGCACGCGAGCGTTGTCGTCGGCCAGCCACTCAAGCAGCTCAGCCATCGGCGTCAGCCGTCCCACCGGTCATGCGTGCCAGCCAGCGCTTTGCGACCAGCGCGACCGGCTCGGGCTTGATCGGTGCGTCCTCACGCAAGGTCTTCACGCGCTCTCGCGCTGCATGCTCAATGATCCCAAGAATCCCCAGTTCGTGCACGGCGCGGCGGCGAACGTCCATCGAGAGGTCGTTCGCCTTTTCTATGGCTGTGCTGATTGCGCGGGACGTGCGCCTGGCCGTGCGGGCGATGTGCTTGCGGGCGGTCGGGGCGACGACGGCCACGGTGCGTTCGGCGTCGAGCCGCCGGTAGCCGACACCGCGCACGCTGGCGAAAACCGCCCCAGCTTCGCGCTCAGCCACACGACGGGCAGCCACGATAATGTGCCGACGCTTGCGGATGTCCCTGCCGATAGCAGCAGACATGGCGTCTAGCGTCACAGTCTCACCGATCGGGCATTCAAGCATCACGTCCAAGACGGCGCGGGTTTCAGCAGAGAGTTCAGTGATCAGCATGGTTACTCCTTCGATTGGTGGAACGTTGCGTTGCGTTGCGGAGCGGGGCGATGCGAGGCGAAGCGGGGCGCTGCGCTGCGCTGCGCCGCGACGCGTTGCGATGCGGCGGGACCGCGCAAGGTGCCAGCCCCTCGCGGGGCTGGCCGTCGCGGTGCGACGCGGGGCGTGGCGCAGTGGTGCGGCGCGAGGCGCTGCGAGGCGTTGCGCCGTTGTGGTGCCGCTTGGCACCCCAGACCGTCCAAGCTTCGGGCGGTCGGGGGTGCCAGCCCCTCGCGGGGCTGGCCGTCGCGATGCGATGCGCTGCGGGGCGAAGCGGGGCGCCGCGCCGCGTAGCGCTGCGAAACGATGCGGGGCGGGGCGTCGTGGTGCTCATGGCACCTCGGACCGTCTGCACTCCAGGCGGTCGGAGGTGCCAGCCCCTCGCGGGGCTGGCCGTCGCGGTGCGATGCGCCGCGTGGCGGCGTGGGGCGCTGCGTTGCGAGGCGACGCGGAGCGGGGCGGGGCGCCGTGGTGCCCATGGCACCCCGAACCGTCTGCGTGCCAGGCGGTTGAGGGTGCCAGCCCCCGAAGGGGCTGGCCGTCGCGTCGAGTTGCGGTGCGGGGCGGTGCGGGGCGATGCGCGGCGATGCGAAGCGCTGAGGAGCGCTGCAGAGCGGAGCGCGGCGCCGTGGTGCGCATAGCACCTCGGACCGTCTGGACTCCCAGGCGGTCGAAGGTGCCAGCCCCCGAAGGGGCTGGCCGTCGCGTTGCGATGCGAGGCAGGGCGCGGCGCCGCGTGGCGGGGCGGGGCGCTGCGTTGCGACGCGGCGCGGAGCGGGGCGGCGCGCCGTGGTGCCCGTGGCACCCCAAACCGTCTGCGTGCCAGGCGGTCGAGGGTGCCAGCCCCTCGCGGGGCTGGCCGTTGCGGGGCGCGGCGGCGCGCTGCGTAGCGAGGCGTGGCGAAGCGGAGCGGCGCGCTGCGGAGCGTGGCGGCGCGACGCATCAAGCCACCAGCGACCTGTTGTCGGTCCACACCAGCGACTTGAGCCTGAACCGGCCGTTGGTCCCGCCCTTCTCGGGCCGAAACCTGCCGATGCCGATGAACATTCCGGCAATCTCGACCATCTCCTTGAACACATCCTCCGTGATGATCGGATCCAAGATGAACACATCGAACGTGCTTTGCCAGGACGGAATGATCGGGAACCGGCGCGGCACGCGCTTGCCGCTGCCGCGCACGCCGTCGGCGTTCGCGCTGATGGTCACGCACTGAACCTCGTCCGGATTCACGTTGAGCGCAGGATCTTCAGCGATCATCAACCCGGCTACAAATTTCATCGTCCAGGTCGCCTTGCCTTGGCCCGGGATCTGCCTCTTGCTGTACTTTGCCGCAGCTGCAATCGCCTGGTGCAGTCCGTGCGCAGGGATCACCACTACCCTGCGACCGTCGCGCTCGGCGACGTTCATCTTCGCGCGCCAGGTGCGCGCGTCATAGGCGTCACGGCTTTCGCCTTCGAGCATCGGCTCGTCGTGCTGCCGCGATTGCGAATACGGGCTCAGGCTTTCGAGCGTCAGGCGAGCTTGGGTGAACCTCATGCTATCTCCTATCGATTGTGAGGCCTTGCGTTGCGTTGCGTAGCGGAGCGGCGCGTTGCGATGCGTTGCATCGCGGCGCGGCGCGGCGCTTGGTGCCCATGGCACCTCGGACCGTCTGCACTCCAGGCGGTCGGAGGTGCCAGCCCCTCGCGGAGCTGGCCGAAGCGTTGAGATGCGAGGAGACGCGCGGCGTTGCGTGGCGTTGCGACGCGTCGCAATGCGTCGCGTTGCGACGCGGCGCTTGGTGCGCATGGCACCTCGGACCGTCCGGGGCCCAGGCGGTCGGAGGTGCCAGCCCCTCGCGGGGCTGGCCGTTGCGGTGAGATGCGGTGCGAAGCGCAGCGCTGCGCTGCGTAGCGAGGCGCGGCGTGGCGGCGCTTGGTGCGCATGGCACCCCAGACCGTCCAAGCTTCGGGCGGTCGAAGGTGCCAGCCCCTCGCGGGGCTGACCGTTGCGTTGCGTTGCGACGCGGTGCGAGGCGGGGCGACGCGGGGCATAGCGGGGCGACGCGACGCGTTGCGGCGCGGCGCCGTGGTGCGCACGGCACCTCGGACCGTCTGGATTCCCAGGCGGTCGGAGGTGCCAGCCCCTCGCGGAGCTGGCCGTTGCGGAGCGGCGCGGAGCGATGCGGCGCGGTGCGAGGCGAAGCGGGGCGAAGCGCAGCGACGCGCAGCGCGGTGGTGCTCATGGCACCTCGGACCGTCTGCACTCCAGGCGGTCGGAGGTGCCAGCCCCTCGCGGGGCTGACCGTTGCGTTGCGTTGCGGCGCGGAGCACGGCGTGGCGCCGCGCTGCGGAGCGACGCGACGCGATGCGGCGCGGAGCAGTGCAATGCGATGCGTCGCGACGCGTGGCGGTGCGGAGCGGAGCGACGCGCGGTGGTGCCGATGGCACCTCGGACCGTCCGGGGCCCAGGCGGTCGGAGGTGCCAGCCCCTCGCGGAGCTGGCCGTTGCGTTGCGTTGCGGGGCGAAGCACAGCGCTGCGCTGCACTGCGCTGCGACGCGCTGCGCGGCGGAGTGATCCTGACAGCGGGACGCAAGTTCATGCAGCGCCGCCGTCGATCACACGGAAACGGCGCCGCTCTGTGGCAGCCACCTGAACACCCGGTGGGCGTCCCAAGCATGCGACCTGCTGCTCCAGCGTCGCCGCCTGATCGGCCAGGTCGGCCAGCACGTGATGCAGCGCGCGCGCCTCATCAGCGTTGAACACCCGGCCGCCCTGCAGAAAGTAGCGGCCGAAATGGATCGCCAACCGCTTCAGATCCTCGCTGAGCATCACGCTCCTCCATCGTCTCGTCCTGCAGGCACCATACGCCGGGGGCGCTACAAAATCAATCCGTCTTTGCGCAGCCGGTTGACTCTCTCGCGAGGGGACCGCAATGCTGACGCCAGCGTCGACTGATCTCAACCGCAGCAAGAAAGGAAAATCAGCATGAATCGACAGACGCGGCTCGAACAGCTCCGCAACTACCGCACGCGCTACGAGGTGGAACTCGCGCTCCCCAGCGGTGCGCGGCTGCTGCTCGGCTACACAGCCAGGAAATCGATGGCCGGAGTCATAGCGCTGATCCGTGCACGCTGGGACTGCCTGGAACGAATCGCGAAGATCACCAACGACACCAGGGTCTACCGCGCCAGGATCGGGACTGGCGTTTCATTCGAGAACGGCGCGCAGATCAGGCTCACCGGCTTCACCGAGCGTGACGCCATCATGCGCGGCGAGTTGCCGCGCATCGGCGCGAACTAGACTCACGCACCGTTTGACTTTGTAGCGCCGTCTCGCTACCGTCTCGTCATGCGACGAAACCAGGACGCAGCAAACATCATCGCCAAATGGCCGAGCGCATCCGCGCTGGCAGAGGACCTCGGGATTGCAACCGTCACCGTCCGGTCCTGGCGCACGCGTGGCATCCCAGCCCACCGCTGGACTGCGATCGTGCGCGCCGCGCAGGCGCGAGCCCTGCGCGGCGTCAGTCTCGCGGCGCTCGCGAGAGCGCACGACAAAAGTTCACAAAAGGAGCCACGCAATGGATCATCGTGAACACGCCATGGATCCTCGTGAAGCAGAAATCATGGCGCTGGTCGAGGCCATCTCGACCGAGATCCGGTGGCGCCAAGCGACGGCGCACGACGCCGTCATCGCGCTCGCGGCCGCGCTCGAAGCATACATCCGAAAGACGTTGCCACACCACGATGCGCCGGAATTGGCTGCGCAGGTCGCCATCGAAATCTTCTCGCAGCGCGTGCGCATGAGCCGCGCGATGGCATCTCGGGAACCGCGTCGTGCGCACGATTGGCATTGATCCCGGCATCGGCGGAGCGATCGCGTGGATCGATCCCGAGCAGGGCGTCTGCATCCACGACATGCCGGTGATGGGTAAGCGCAACCTAATCAATGGAGCTGAGGTGGCGCGCATCTTGCGACATGCCAAAGACCGGCTTCCATACGCTCATGTGGTTATCGAGCGCGCGCAATCGATGCCGAAACAGGGCATCGCAAGTGCGTTCGCCTACGGTCGCGGGTTCGGAACGATTGAAGGCGTTGTGTATGCGCTGCAGTTGCCGCTCACCTTCATCGCACCAGCCGTCTGGAAGCGTCGCGTCGGAATCGGCTCCGACAAGCGCGAAGCCATCGCGCGCGCGATCCAGCTGCGTCCCGATGCCGCCCCGCTGCTGCGGCGTGTCAAAGACCACGGTCGCGCCGAAGCGCTGTTGATCGCCATCATCCACGGAGGCACCGCATGACCATGCTCCGCTCGACCTGACTGACGGTCAAGCAGACCGTCTGCTGCGCACGCCCGGATGCGCAGCAGACTCCTTTCCCGGGCCAACCACGAGGACCGACATGCACAACCGACCAACCCTCGCGCAGCTGCGAGAGATGACTGCTGAGCAGGCAGCCAACCTGCCCGTCGATCATCTGGCTCTGCTGCTCGAAGATGTCGCTGCACTCAAGGCTGACGCCAAGCATCTTTCCGATCTGCTGCATGACGCTCTGCAGATGCGGTACGGCGAATCCGCCGCTGCGGCGCGGCACGCTGAAAAAAAAGACACGGGACGCGTCCGGCTGGAAGACGGCGATTACCAGGTGATCGTCGACGTGCCGAAGCGCGTCGACTGGGACCAGGCGCTGCTGGAAGAAGCGATCGACACCCTGCGTTCCTGGGGCCAGGATCCGGCTGACTACGTCATCACCGAGATCCGCGTGCCCGAAGCGCGCTTCGCCGCCTGGCCGCCGCCAATCCGCGCGCTCTTCGAGCCCGCGCGCACCGTCCACGCAGGCCGAGCATCATTCACTCTCGAACCGAAGGAGACCCGCTGATGGCCATCTCTCTGGCATCGCTTCGTCGCGGCGGTGAAGCACGACCGCCTCGTCTGCTGATCTACGGCGTCGCTGGCGTCGGCAAGACCAGCCTCGGCGCTGCAGCACCCAAGCCCGTCTTTCTGCAGACTGAGGACGGCCTCGGGATGCTCGATGTGCCGACGTTTGGTATGCTGCGCAGCCTCAACGAGGTGATCGAAGCACTCGACGCGCTTCAGACCGAAGACCACGATTTCGAGACGGCCGTGATCGACAGCCTAGACTGGCTCGAACCGCTGGTCTGGCAGCACACGGCAGTCATGCACAATCATAAGGATATCGAGTCATTCGGATATGGCAAAGGCTACGTGATGGCGCTCGACACTTGGCGCATCGTTCTGGACCGCCTCAACGCGCTGCGAGACCAGCGGAACATGACGATCATCATGCTGGCGCACGCCGAGATCAAGCGCTTTGACAGCCCTGAGACGGAACCCTACGATCGCTATCAGCCCAAGCTGCATCGAAGCGCGTCAGCATTGGTGCAGGAACATGTCGATGCCGTGCTCTTCGCGAACTACCGCATCAGCACGTTGAAGACCGACGTCGGATTTAATAAGCAAGTCGTGCGCGGCGTCGGCGGCGGCGACGCGCGCGTGCTGCATACGACCGAGCGGCCAGCCTACCTCGCAAAAAATCGTTTCAACATGCCCGAAACAATCCCGCTTTCCTGGCCCGACCTCGCCGCACACCTAACCTTCTACGCCAACCCCAACCCCAACCCAAGGAGCTGATCCATGGCATACCTCAACAACACCTTCGATGCTTCCGCGATTGAACCAAATCAGCCGCTGGAAACGCTGCCACCCGGTCGCTACATCGCTCACATCATCAACAGCGAGATGCGTCCGACGCGCTCCGGCTCGGGTCAATACCTCTGGCTTGAGATGGAAGTCCTGGAAGGACCGTATAAGAACCGTCGCATCTGGGACCAGCTGAACCTGATCAACCCCAATCCGCAGACGGTGGAGATCGCGCAGCGCACGCTGTCGGCGATCTGCCGCGCGGTCGGACAGATGCAGGTCGAAGACAGCGAGCAGCTGCATTTCAAGCCGCTCGCCGTGACACTCAAGGTCGAGCCGGCCGGACCGGACAAGACAGGCGTGTGGCGCGATGCGCGCAACCGCGTCAGCGGCTACTCTGCCGTCAACAGCGCCAGCACGCCGGCACCCGCCTCAGCGCCCGCAGCAGCGCCTGCGCCGCGTCCCGCCAATCCGGCCGCACGTCCCGCCGGCGCCGCGGCTGCGGTGCCGCCCGCGCGTCCCAGCCCGCCCGCCACGCCGCCTTGGCGCCGCAACGGCTGATCCTTGGCCGGCAGGCTGTGCGCCTGCCGGCGTCCTCTTTGGATGCGGGATCACGATGGCTGCTCTTCCACCACCACCATCGCCGACCGTCACCGCCATTTACGCGGCCTACGAAGCCGCAGCGGATAGCGGCTACCGCGCGCATCTCGGTGCCTCCCTGATCGGCACGGAATGCGAACGCGCGCTCTGGTACACGTTCCGCTGGGCGACGCGAGCGCGCCACACGGGCCGCATGCTGCGGCTGTTCCAGACGGGCGTGCTCGAAGAAGCCCGGCTCATCGCCGACCTGCGTCGCATCGGCGTCACCGTGCTCGACGTCGATCCAGACACCGGCCGCCAGTGGAAGTTGCGTGACGCCTCCGGGCATTTCGGCGGCAGCATGGACGCGGTCGCCAGAGGCTTCCCAGAAGCGCCGAAAACCTGGCACGTCTGCGAGTTCAAGACGCACAACGCAGAGTCGTTCAAAAAGCTGAAATCCGAAGGCGTCGCTGCGGCCAAGCCGCTGCATTGGACGCAGATGCAAGCATACATGCACCTCTCCGGCATCGATCGCGCCTTCTATCTGGCGGTCTGCAAAGACACGGACGAGCTCTACCAGGAGCGCGTCCACTACGATGTGGAAGTCGCGCTGCGGATCCTGGCGAAGGCAGCACGCATCATCAACGCGCCTCGACCACCGACACGCATCAGCGACGATCCAGCATGGTGGCAGTGTCGCCTCTGCGATCATCACGCGGTCTGTCATGACGGGAGGGTTCCCGAGCGACATTGCCGCTCGTGCCTGCACTCCACGCCCGTCGACGACGGCGCCTGGCACTGCGCGCGCCACAATATCCTGCTGGACAGGCGCACGCAGGAAACCGGCTGCTCAGCGCACCTCTACATCCCGGACCTGATCGCGGGCGAGCAGGTCGACGCCGGCGAGGACTGGGTCGGCTACCGGATGCCCGACGGCAGCGAATGGCGCGATGGAACGCCGAATGAACCCGCGACAGGAGATGCGCCATGAGCATCTCCCTGCGTCCCTATCAGCAGGCAGCGATCGAGGCACTCTACGACTACTTCTCAGCGAACAGCGGCAACCCGCTGATCGTAATGCCAACAGGGACGGGCAAAAGCGTCGTTATCGCAACATTCATTCGCGAAGCCATCGCCGCATACCACGACACCCGCGTCCTGGTCCTGACGCACGTGCGCGAGCTCATCCAACAGAACTTCCTGGCGATGATGCGCGTCTGGCCGCAGGCCCCCGCAGGCATCTACTCCGCCGGCCTGTCCCGTCGCGACATCCGCGCGCAGATCCTGTTCGCCGGCATCCAGTCCATCCACCGCCACGCGCGCCAAGTGCAGCGCTGCGACCTCGTGCTGATCGACGAAGCACACCTGCTCGGCCGCAACGACAGCAGCATGTACCGCTCCTTCTTGAAAGAGCTGAACGAGATCAACGCAGGGCTGCTGAAAGTCATCGGCTTCACCGCCACGCCTTACCGGCTCGACAGCGGGCTGCTCCACGAAGGCAAGGATCGCCTCTTCACCGACATCGCCTACGAGGTCCCGATCCTGCACATGATCGAGCAAGGCTACCTCTGCCCGGTCGTGCCCAAGCAAACCAAAACGCAACTCGATGTCAGCGGCGTCGGCACGCGCGGAGGAGAGTTCATCGCCAAGGAGCTCGAAGCCGCCGTCGATCGCGACGACATCACGCGCGCAGCGGTCCGCGAAATCGTCCAGCACGGCGCCGACCGCGGATCCTGGCTCGTCTTCTGTTCCGGCGTCGATCACGCGCATCACGTGCGCGACGCCATCCGCGAACACGAGATCTCCTGCGAAACAATCACCGGCGAGACGCCAACGCCAGAGCGCGACGCAATCATCAACGCCTTCAAAACCGGACGGCTGCGCTGCATCACCAACGCCAACGTCCTGACCACCGGATTCGACGCACCCGGCGTCGACATGATCGCGCTGCTGCGACCGACGAAGAGCGTCGGACTCTACGTCCAGATGATCGGACGCGGCATGCGGCTCGCCGAAGGCAAGGACGATTGCCTCGTGCTCGACTTCGCCGGAAATACGCAACGACACGGTCCCATCGACATGGTCGATGGACGAAAAAGCAAATCGGACAAGACGGGAGAACCGCCAACCAAGGTTTGCCCGGAATGCGGAACAATCACCGCCATCAACACGCAGCAATGCAAAGAATGCGGATTTGTCTTCCCGCCGCGCGAGATCAAGGTCTCATCGACAGCGGCTGATGACGCGCTGCTGTCGACGCAACTCAAAACGACCTGGTGCGACGTCACAGGGATCAGCTACGCGCGCCACGAAAAGCTTGGCAAGCCGCCATCCATGCGCGTCACCTACGAGTGCGGCCTCGCACGACACAGCGAGTGGATATGTTTCGAGCACACCGGGTATCCTCGCGAGAAAGCAGTCAGCTGGTGGCGTCGCCGCGCCGGCAATCTGCCGCCGCCAGCGACAGTCAGCCAGGCGCTGCAGCAGACAGACCAGCTCCGCCGACCGATCGCGATCCAGGTCCGACCCGTCGGCAAATACACGGAGATCGTCAACGTGAGGTTCGAGTGAGATGCGCAGCCTGCCGACTCCGCACCGCCCGCGGCTTCGGATGGTTCAACCCGCGCGTCCTACCCTCGACGATCCTCCACGCGTGCTCGATGCGCTGCATGGACATCCTCTGCCGGAGGTGGGGCGTGGTTGACCCGGACGAACACGAGACCGCCGCCATCGCCGCCGCCAGCCCGGTCGCCGGCGAATACCTCGACAGCATCGGCAAGACCGATCTCGCGACGCTCACCGAAGCGGAGTGGCTCACGCTGCTCGAGGTGATCGTCACCGCCTACCAGGACGAACTCGCGCGCCGATTGGACCAGGCGCGCAACCCGATGGACGCAGGGGGCATCCCATGACGCTGCCGTCCTTCATGGCCGACTACGGCGAGCGCCTGGTCGACAACGGCTATCCCGTCATCCCGATCATGCCCGGCACCAAGGTGCCCGGCCAATACCGCAACGGCGAGTGGTCGCCCTACCCAGGCTGGACCCGACACTGCGACCGCCCGACGAAACCCTTCGAGGTCGACATCTGGCGACGCTGGCCGGGCTGCGGCATAGGCATCGCCTGCGGATCCGTCATCGGCGTCGACATCGACGTCATGGACGCCGAGCTCGCCATCAAGCTCACCGAGCTCGCGAAGCAGATGCTCGGCGACACGTCCTGCTGGCGCATCGGCCGCGCGCCGAAGCGGATGCTGGTCTACCGCGCCTCGTCGCCCTTCCCCGGCCGACGCCGCCACCCGATCGAGGTGCTCGGACGCGGGCAACAATTCGTTGCATACGCGATCCACCCCGACACCGAGCGCCCCTACGAATGGCCCGAGGACAGCCTGGTCGAGACACCCATCTCGCGCCTGCCCGAGGTGGACGAAAAGAGCTGCAACGCATTTCTCGATGCAGCAGCGCGGCTGATCCCAGAGGAGATGCGCACCGCCTCGATCCTGGCGAAGGAGCCGAACGGCGGCTGGCACGGACCGAGCGACCCGAAGGGCACGCGCGAGGCCATCGCCGCCGCCCTGGCCTGGATCCCCAACGACGACCTGCCTGGCGACGAATGGATCACCATCGGCGCGGCCATCAAGGCAGCGCTGGGCGAAGAGGGACGGGACCTGTGGATCGCCTGGTCGCGCCAGTCCAAGAAGTCCGGCCAATCCGGACGCCACGACACGCCTGAACGGCGCTGGGCGAAGCTCCGACCGCACAGCGTCGGAGCCGGGACCATCTACTGGCTCGCGCAGCAGCGCGGCTGGAAACCCGAGCGCGAGCTGATCCTGAACGGCACGGTAGCGGAGCTCGCGACGCAGCCCCATCCGGCCGTCGCGCTGCTGGCGAAAGCGGTCGTCCCGACCAACCTGCCGACGCCGCCGCCGCCGAAGCCCTACCGCGTCCCGGCCGAGCTGCTGCAGGTGGACGGAGCGCTGAAGCTGTTCGTCGACTACGCCACCGCCAGCGCCATCAGCCCGCAGCCCTTCCTGGCGCTCGGCGCCGCCATCTGCCTGATCGGCGTCCTCGCAGGACGCCGCTACCGCACGCCCACCGACCTGCGCAGCAACATCTACGCTGTCGGCATCGGCGACAGCGGCAGCGGGAAAGAGCACGCGCGCAAATGCATCAAGGGAGTGCTTCTTTCTGCTGGCCTCGAACGCTATCTGGGCGGCGAGGAAATCGGCTCGTCGGCCGGGCTGATCACGTCGCTGCAACTCCATCCCGCCCGGCTGTTCCTGCTCGACGAGTTTGGTCAGTTCGTCAAAACGATCATGAGCCCGCGCACGCCAGCGCACAAAGCCGCCATCTGGTCCGAGCTGACCAAGCTCTACACCTCCGCTTCCACGTTCTACATCACCGCCGAATACGCTGATCAGAAAGCGCGACCACGCGTCACCATCCAGCAGCCCTGCGCCTGCGTTTGGGCCGTCACGGTGCCGGATCCGTTCTGGTCGGCGCTGGAAAGCGGAGCGCTGGCAGACGGATCGATCGCGCGATACCTGGTCTTCCTGACCGACAAGGACTACCCAGACCAGAACAAGAATTCGGAGCCGATGGACCCGCCAGCGGAGCTCGTAGAAGCGCTGCAAGCGATCGCGAGCGGCGCAGCTGACCACGACTACGGCGGGAACCTCGCCGACGCCATGCAGGCCTCGTCGCGGATCTTGTCCTACGTCGTGCCGCTGACGGATGAAGCCGAAGATGCGATGGATCGCGTGCGGCAGGAGGCTCTCGACCTTCTGCGTGCGCACGCCGGCACCTACGCCACCGCGCTGTTCGGCCGCTACGCCGAGAACACTGCGAAGCTTGCCATGATCGCCGCCATCAGCCGCAATCCGGCGAAGCCGGTCACTGAGAAGCGGGACATTGTTTGGGCTGCGGCGCTGGTCGAGCACTGCATCCGCACGACGCTGCGCGAGGCCGATCGGCGAGTCTCGAAAAACAAGGTTGAGGCAAATCACAAGGTCGTTTTGGAGATCATCCGCAACAATCCCGGGATCGATGGCAACACTCTCGCGCGCAAGACGCAGTTTCTGTCGAAGCGTGAGCGCGACGAGATCCTTGACGTGCTTCTCGAAAGCGAGCAGATTGTTCGCGTCGTGCGCCCGCAGGTTGGGCGTGGCCGGCCGCTGACGAAATTCTGGCTGGCGTCGCCGGGCGCGGAGACCGAGCCCGAATTTCCTCAATTGAGGAAATGAATTTCCTCAAGCGAGGAGACGGGCGGGAAAGCGGCGGGAAACCGCCACAAAACGAATTTCCTCAATTTCCTCAATTCCTCAACGTAGAGCCCCTTCCCCGAGGGGAAGGGACAAACACGTCCCCTCCATTGAGGAATTGAGAAAAATGAGAAATATATATCTTAAAGAAAGAGTCGTATTAGCAGGCGCAGACCCCCCCGAATTTCCTCAAAATTCTCTCAATTCCTCAAGGCCCCCCGCCGCCGACGAGGGACGAGGCAGGCGCGGCCACGTCGCCATGGCCGCGCATGGCCACGCTGGATATGCTCGCCGCCGCCGCCAACCCCAGGGCCGTCGTTGCGAAAGCAAAACAAGGTGCGTGCTGCATGAAGGCGAAACGTAAGCGGAAATCGGCCCCGGGCCAGAACGCCAGCCGCCCCAGCCGCTGGCGTCTGCAGCACGGCGACTTCAGCGAGCCGCTGCGGATCCCAGACCCCGAGACCGGAACGCCCGTCACCGTCCGCCGCGCCCGCACGCTCCTCGACCGCATGGTCGACGCCGGGACCATCACCCCGGCCATGCGCCAGGCCGGCGAAGACTTCCACCGCCTCTTTCGCGTCGCCGCTCTCGATCCGCTTCGCGCGCAACCGCTGCTGCGCCTGCCCCCCAGCACCGGCGACAATCTGGCCGAGCGCGTCGAGGCCGCTCGCCACCGTGTCGCGCTGGCCATGGCCGCGCTCGGCGGCCAAGACAGCCCAGCCGGATCGTGCGTCTGGCACGTGATCGGCTGCGAGACCTCGATCCGCGAGTGGGCGACGCGATACGGCTGGAGCGGTCACGCCATGGGCCACAGCCAAGCGCAGGGCGTCCTGGTGGCCGCGCTCGGCGTGCTCGCGCAGCACTACGGGCTGGACGCGTCTCAGCGCAACAACCCAGGGACGAAAAAGATTGACACTGGAATCCAAAAACGATAGCGAGCCGCCAACGTGGCGACGCGCGCCCGGCGCGCGATGCCCCCTCGCCCCCCCGACACCCCTCTGGAAGCCCTTCAGGCGCGCGCTGGTTGGCCTTCGGCTTCGGGCCGCATCCACCCCTGCGGAAAACGCCAGACCCCGCTCAGCGCGCGTCCTAGGGCCAACGGCGGGCATGTCGCGTCGCGACCGCGCGGTTCCTCCCGGGCCAGTCGGCTTATGCGGGGGGCGTGCG